ATATATTATATATATTATATATATTACCAAAACATTTATAACTTTTTGTTATAATGGAAGCTTATGCTCTGATAATATATACGGGTGCTTTAAATTAGTAATACCATGATACAATATTTCGCGCTTTGTTTCTGCCTTATAAATAAACAGATTTCCGCTTTTCACTGCCTTCATTGTATCATTGATATTCAACCCTTGCAGGCTTATAAACTCTTTTAGTTCGGGCTTAAATTTCGTTATTAACTTCATGCTATTACCTAAAAACGTAGTTACACAAATTAGATAACCAACACATTAACTGAATAGCCATCATAAAAATGAACATTCCACACAAAGCGGCTGTAGCTATTACAATTCGTTGCCATATAATGCGATAATCACGCTTTAATATTTTACCGCTAACAAAGCGTCCGTTATAAAAATCTGTTATATTCATAATAAAATTCGTTTTGGTAATGATTCTCCAATTTCATACAGTTCTATGCTTGTAACTCCTTGCGTATCTTTTAGGATATTTATCCCGTTTTGGTAGAAATTAAACAGTTTAATCGCGTCAAGAGCTGTACACGGTTGAAGCATAATAACGCGTTCTTTTTCGTTAATCTGTATAAAATATTTATTTTCCATTTTTTTTATTTTAAAATGTATCTTATAGTAGTAATTTTAGTTATACACTGAAAAAATATACTTTGCTTTGATATGCCCTACAAATAAGTAGAGCACATCTATTAATCCGTTTTCTTTTCATAATTATCCGACTATTTGAATACTGCCTTCGCTATTTACGTAATATTCCATACCACATAAAGAATATATAGGAATGTAATAATCGTGCCATCTATTACCGTTATTATAGAAGCCTACAAACTGAAAGCGTTCACCCTTGTAATTATCAAGTATATTCATTTCCCGATAACCGAACGGATTGTTTTTTCGTTCCTTTCCCGTGGGTGTCTTATACAAGTTCATAAGCCACTTACACCCTTTCGCGCTCTGTTCCTCTGTTACTTCTATTTCGATATCACAACCAGGATAAAAGTTTGCAGCTTCATT